CCGTGCCGTCATTCCATCCAAGTTGTGCTAAGAAATTAATAATGGGAGCTATAAAATTATATGCTCCTGCAATTATTTGCCCTATTGTAGTAAATGCCTGTGAAATATTGCTTGCCAGTTGTTTACTATGTCCTCCTGCTAATCCACTATATTGTAAGAATGCAGAAGCAAATCCGACAATTGCACTGACTACTACATTAAATACTCCAGTTATTTCTACGAAAGCTCTTACAATAGCAGCTCCAAAGATAACTAAAATATTAGATACGCCTTCAAAAATTGTTTTAAACTGCTCTCCATGTGCCATAAAATTCTGAAATACACTCATTAAAGCTCCGCCAATAACTCCACCTAACTGCATTAATGCAGGCATTAATATAGAACCTACAGTTGCTCCGATTTCGGATAATAACCTTACAAATTCTAAAAACATTGGACTTTGAAAAGCAGCTCCCATCTGGTCTAAATATGGAAAGATTCCCAAAACAGCATTACCAATTTTTTCAATAGTAGGAGCCATTGAGTCGCCAATTCTTATCATTCTCGTTGTCATTCTTGTTGTCAGCTTATCCCATGTCGGACCGATTCCCTGATTCATTGTATTAAAAGCAGCATCAGTTGCTCCAGCTGAATTCCTCATTGCTTCAAGATCTTCGGCAAATCCTTTAGCTCCTTCTCCTGTAAGTGATAGAGCAACCTGTGCTGCATCGACACTTCCAAAAAGTTCATTTATTCCTTTTCCAGATTTTCTTGCCCTTTCATCTAAAATTTGTAATGCCCCTTGTAAATCTCCACCTTTTGCAATGAAGTCTTTAAATGAACCTCCTGTAGCTTTTTTAAATTCTTGTGAAACTTTCGAACTTCCCTGTGATAACTCCGAAAAAGCAGCTTTTAACTGTGTCATAGCTACTTCTGTAGGAGTTCCTTTTGCAGTCATACTTGCTAACGCAGCAGTTACATCACTAAATTGGACTCCTAGACTCGCAGCTAGTGGACCGACTTTAGAAATACTTCCTGCTATTTCTCCAAATGTAGTTTTTCCTTCTTTGACAGCAGTAAACATCAAATCACTAGCCTGTGCTGCAGTTATATTTTTTTCTCCCCAGGCATTCACAACAGAAGATAGTCCATCAACAGCTGTAGATACATCAGAAACCCCAGCTACAGCACCTTTTTGAGCGGTTCCCAGAAAAGTCATAACATTATTTTGAGATACTCCTGCAGATAATGCCTGATATAGTGCTGGAACTGTTTTTTCAGGTAATACTCCGAATTTGTCCGATAGGTCTAAAATATCATTTTTAAGTTTGGCCATTTCTGGCTGAGTAATGTTTGGGAGCATTGTAAATACTTCATTCATATTTTTTTGAAAACCAACAGTTGTTATGACTGCATCTTTCCCAAAATCAAATACAGCTTTACCTACTTTTTTTACAGCAGTTATAGCAAGATCAGCCTTAAAAAAATCACCGAACATGGATGTTTTTTTCTTAGCATTATCTGCTTCATCAGAAAGCTTTTTCAATCCTTTTTTTCCTTTTTCTCCAGCATTCTCAGCTGAATTTCCCATGTCATCAAATTCTTTACCAGTTTTATCTGCACTTTTCCCGGATTTTTCAGTTTCTTTTTCTATTCCTTTCATTTTATTTTTTGTTTTTTCTAATTTCTGTCCAGTTTCTGATAATACTTTCGCTGCCTGATTAAAACTTTCCTTGAATTTTTCATTTTTTTCTCCAGATTTTTCTGTAGTTTCACTTAAATCTTTTATTTTATCAGCCAGGGAGCTTAATTTTGAAATTGCATCTTTCAAGTCAACCTGAACTTCCATTGCCATATAGCTATCACTGGCCATTTTTTTCCTTTCCCTGAAAAAATAAAGGCTCAAACTCCATGTTTGAACCTTTTATAAACTCAAGATTTCTCTAAGAGCTTTATTTTCAGATTTTTCTTCTTTTTCTAATTCCATTGCTGCTATGTAATAATCCCAAAGTTCCTCTTTCAAATATTCAAAATCTTTTGGAGTCCATCCTTTTTGAATATAATGAATTATTGCACTTAGCTTTTTGTCTTTATTTTCTTTGACTTTTTTTTTATTTCTGTAACTGCTGTATTTTCTGACATTTCATATAATTTATGTAATCTTTTCACAGTTATTGCAAAAATTTCAAGTATTTCTTTTGGTTGGAAGAATTTGTTTAAAATTTCATTTCTGCTCTGAACTTCAAATTGAGCCATGAGTTCTGTTGATTCTTCAGAAAAATTTGGTTCAATGAATAAATCAAAAACAAAATTTCCAATTACAATTAATGCTTTTTCCATATTTTCAGCAAAAACTTTGTCTATTATTTCTTTTTCAAATTTTTTAATTCCGAGAGCTTTAAAAAGTTCAATTAAAGCCTCTCTTTCCGGAACTTTTAATTTGAAATTTTCCGAATAGCCTTCTATTTTTACTTCAATCAGCTGTTCAGTTTCTTTTTCCTTTAATACAGCTTCTCTTTCAGCTAATAATTTTTTTAAATCCATAAATTATACCCTTTCCACCAGTTGTAAGTTTTTAGCTATAAATCCAAATTTCATTTCTTCTGTTATCTCTTCACCTGATTTAGCTGAAAATTCAAAACCATCGCTATTCCAACATTGTGTAATCCTTATTGCTTCAGCCCCTGCTGCATCAGGATCATTTACTTCTAAATAAAGTTCAAAATATACTTCCTGTCCTTTAGCTATTTTCATAAAATCTTTTGTCCAGTTTGAATTTAACTTGTATCTTTTTAAAGTTCCTTCTCCTGAAGCTCCTACTATTTTTTTTCCTTTCTGACCGCCAGGAAGATCGATATCTTTTCTATCAATTTTTATTTCAGCTTTCCATTCAAATACTTCAGCTACTACTTTTCCATTCATCATGCAAGTCCCATAAGATCCTGACATGACCTCATGAGCCTTAAATAAATCTATATCTGCCATTTGTCATTACCTCCTAACTTCTCATTACTGCTTTTCCAAAAAAGTCTTCCATCGCATCGACAGGCATAAGTTCTTCACATTTGACATAAACCCTATCAATTGTATTTATTCTTCTTATTTCAGAAATACTTATCTTGTCCACTTCTTCTCTTGTCATGTTTCTTTCCACCATTAAAATTCTTTTATGTTCAGAAACATCTATATCAAAAGTATTTGAGTAATTAGAATCAAGGACACCTTGCTCCATAAGCGAATCTGTATAAGCATTTATTGCATTAATTAGAGCCATTTTTCTATGATAAATATTATTGTTTGCTCCTTTATAAATATCCCAAGTTTTCTTGAGATCTTCAGTAACCATAAATAAAGTTCTGACAACTTTAATTTTACTGAATCTTCTCTGTTTAGTTGTTGTTGGACTCACAAATGAAGTAACACCTCTATTTATTACATAATAACTTAATCCAGTATCATCTTTTAATGATGTTACTGTTATTTTTCCAGCTTTAGTTATTGTTCCTGGACTTTCAGGCAATTTACAGCTTTCAATAAAGCCCATTTTCATATTTGTCAAGCTTCTACTTATTGGACATCCTGCTTCAAGTGATGCTATTGCCAATGCAAATTCAGCTTTTGTATATTTTTTGCCATTTACAGTTGCTTCATCTATATCGTTTACAACTATGGCATGATGATCAGGATTTTTATCTGAAGCAACAAATATAAAAAATGACGCTTGGTCAAAATCTACCCCAACTTTTCCTCTTTCTACATCATGTCTTTGCTTTGCATATGATATTAATCCATCTGTTTCAGTTTCTGTTGCTTCCGGAATAACAAAAGAATCTACTTCATTTTCCATTTCATGTAAAATTTTAGATAAATTCACACTCGTTCTTTCTTCTGTTTTAATCCTTTTTACTACAACTTTGTACGGAGATCCGACAAATGCTAGATCTTTTAAATATTTAAAATTTTTATCATTCCAATCCGCTTGCAATACTTCAAGAGAGTTTGCAAATTTATATATTTCCTGTTCCTTTGTTGAATCAAATAAAATAACTCCTAATACTCCTTGCTGACTTCTCTGTATAGCAGTTGCCGCTCTTTCTTCTATTTCAAGAACAAATTTTGGACTGTCGTTCATTAATCTATCACCTCTTTTTTATCTACAAAAAGTCTTCTCATATAGGTTTCTCTTTGCTCCAGTATGTTTTCAACTGGTCTTGTTATATTAAACTGGCCTGAAATTCGTGAAACTCTGAAAGTATCTTTTACTTCCTTTGCTTTTAATTCTCCAAATTCAATTGCCAGCTTATCTGAATAAAATGTTCTGTTAATATCCAATTCCTGTATTTTTTTTTGAATATCCCGTGTCTGTCCTATAAATTGCCCTCAATCGCCCTAAATCTTTGGTTTTGTAAATTAAATTCCTGATGTATTTATA